CTTTGAAAATTCCCCGGGGGTAGGTTTCGGAGAAGGCCCTTTTAGCCCCTTCGGGGGCTTTCACGGAAAGTGGGGATCGTTGCAGGTAACGCGACAGCTCTTCATGACCTCCTTTTGTGAATAGAACCGCTTCCTCCTTTCAAAGTCATATTTAGAAAGTACCATAAAAGCGGTCTCCACTTTCCTTGAAAGCATCCGAAGTAATGAGAAAGCCGGTAAGCGGCATGGGAAAGAAAGGCAAACCATGCCAAAAGCCTGGCTGATATTTTCAGGAGGGATGGCTATGAGACGCAAAGTCTCGGTTTGCTCGTCTCAGAAGGCAACACCTCCGGCAAGAACTCTTGAGGGACGAGAAAACGAACTGATTTCCTTGGCGTACGACCTAGCTGAGAAGCAATTGAGGGAAGGAACGGCTTCTTCGCAGGTGATTACGCAGTTTTTGAAGCTTGGTTCCGTGCGGGCACAGCTCGAATTGGCGAAGCTGCAGAACGAAACAGAACTATTACAGGCAAAGACCTCGGCGCTTGAGTCGCAACGGGTGTCTGAGGAGCTGTACGCAAACGCTATCGAAGCTATGCGCCGTTATGGTGGGGCTTCGCCTGACAGGTACGACGAGTAAGCAGCGTTCTTGACACCACTTTTGTTTGATGGTATATTTTCGGCGGAAGAAGTAAAAAGGATAGAGCTTGAGGCCGAGAAATTCAGAGCAGAACAAGCCAAAGAAAACACTCCGTATTTTAAGAGCTTGCTCAATGACGCAAAACCGTTTATTATCTATCTTTTAGTAGGTGTTGGGCTTATGCTTTTTATGAGGTTTGTATCTTTGCTCTTTTGAACGCCTCTTCGGAGGCTCTTTTCTTTTGCAATGAAACGGTACCGGGAACTGATATTACTGCCGACGCTGGATGAGCGGTTCGAGTATCTGAAGATCGGGCAGAAGGTTGGAGAAGAGACATTCGGCTTTGATCGGTATTTGAATCAGACGTTTTACGAAAGCCGTGAATGGCGGAACCTGCGAAACTATGTGATCGCCAGGGACGGCGGAAACGATATGGCCCTGAACGGGAATGACATTCAGGGGCTGATTGTGGTTCACCACATCAATCCGATTACGGTTGAGGAGATCAAGGCTCATGATCCGAAAGTTCTTGATCCTGACAATCTGGTGTGTGTTGCGGACAAAACCCATAAAGCCATCCATTATGGAGACAAAAAGCTGCTCCAGGCCGGCATGGTGATTGAGCGGACTCCGTTTGACACATGCCCTTGGAAGCAAAGGGGATGATCGCATGGAAACGAGCGTATTGGTCACGATCAAGCAGATGCTTGGTTTGGAACGTGATTACAATGTGTTTGATCAGGATATTCTGGTGAGCATCAACGCAGCGCTTTCGACGCTGAAGCAGGTTGGTGCCATGCCTGAAAGTCATCGCATTGTTTCAGCTTCCGATACGTGGGAAAGTCTTGACTTCAGTGACTGGCAATTGGAGCTGGTGAAAGAATACCTCTACATTAAGACGCGCCTCGTGTTTGATCTGCCAAGCAACGGGCAGGTGATTTCCGCTTTTACGGAGCGGGCGAAGGAACTGGAATGGCGTCTGCATGTCGGAGATGGAGCAGTGGGAGGATGACATGTATCGTATAGGGGAGGTCGAGTACGGCCCGGAGCTCTATCATCATGGCATTAAAGGCATGAAATGGGGTGTCCGAAGAACCCCGGAAGAGCTTGGGCATAAAGTTCCGCCAAAGAGGAAAGCAGGCGGAGCGCAGGATATTCAGGCCAAAAAGAAGCGCGTGAAGGTCTCCGAGGCTTCGGAAGAACGGTTGAGATCGGCCATTGCCAGAAAGAAACTGGAGAATGAATACTATGCCGAAGTGAAGCGGCAAAAAGAGCTGAAGGCGATCAATCAAAATCAGCGCAGCGCTTACGTAGACCTTGGAAAGGCTATTATTGAGCATGTCCTCGGTAATGCCATCAAGGGGCTTGGTGTTTTCTCTGTGGCTGTGGCTAAGGGCGTTGCTGATGTCGGTAAAGAAATGATCAAGGACATCTTTGCAGTTGGTCCTGAAAGCGGAGGCAATTCCAGCAAGAAGAACAACAAGGCTGACAACAAGGCTGACAACAAGGCCGACAACAAGAGTGACAACAAGAACGGCGGCAGTGGCGGTTCCGGTGACTCTGGAGGCTCTGGTGGATCTGGCGGTGGTTCCGGCGGAGGATCTGGAGGCTCAGGTGGCGGTTCCGGCAAAAGGGGAAAGCCGAAAAAGAAGCGCCGCCGTAACCCCTGATTCAACCAGAGGTGAGGCGTGAATGCTTTCCAACACAGCAACGCCGAAGTATTACGGTATATTCCGTGAGCAGGTGCTTCGCGGAGAAACCAGAGTCAGCCATGAAGTTGCCATGGAGATGCTTCGGATTGACAAGTTGATCCGCGACCCGAACATCTATTACGATCCAGCTCCGGTGGAGGGCTGGATCGCTTTTTGTGAAGAAGAGCTTACCCTGACTGACGGGTCTGATCTGCACATGCTGGACAGCTTTAAGCTGTGGGGAGAGCAGATATTCTGCTGGTATTATTTCGTGGAACGGAGCATATACCAGCCTGACCCAGGCGGCCATACAGGTCATTACGTGCAGCGGGTGATCAAGAAGCGACTGATCAATAAGCAGTATCTGATCGTCGGGCGCGGTGCGGCCAAGAGCATGTACGCAAGCTGCCTTCAGGCGTATGGCCTGGTGGCGGATACCGAAACGACCCATCAGGTTGCCACGGCTCCGACCATGAAGCAGGCGGAGGAAATATTGTCTCCGCTCCGCACGGCCATTGCCAGATCGAAGGGCCCTTTGTTCCGCTTCATGACCGAAGGGTCTCTCCAGAACACGACCGGATCCCGCGCAAGGCGGATGAAGCTCGCCTCCACCAAGAAAGGTATCGAGAACTTCCTGACCAATTCCATTCTGGAAGTGCTGCCCATGTCCATCGACAAGCTGCAAAGCCGCCGTACGAAGTGGGTAACAATTGACGAGTGGCTTTCCGGTGATACCCGGGAAGATGTGGTCGGCGCGGTGGAGCAGGGCTGCTCGAAGCTTGACGACTATCTGATCCTGGCCATCAGTTCCGAAGGTACGATCCGGAATGGCATCGGCGATTCAATCAAAATGGAACTGATGAGCATCCTGAAAGGCGAGTATGTCAACCCGCATGTGTCCATCTGGTATTACAAGCTGGATGCCATCAGCGAGGTAAATGATCCGGCCATGTGGGTGAAGGCTAACCCGAACATCGGGAAGACAGTCAGCTATGAAGCCTACCAGCTGGATGTGGAACGTGCTGAGAAAGCGCCGGCAACCCGCAACGATATTCTGGCAAAGCGCTTCGGAATCCCGCTGGAGGGTTACACCTACTTCTTCACTTACGATGAGATCAAGACGCATAGGCGGAGGGACTTCTGGGGAATGTCCTGCGCCATGGGCGTCGACCTGTCCCAAGGCGACGACTTCTGCGCATTCACATTCCTGTTCCCGCTTCCGCGTGGCGAGTTCGGTGTCAAGACCAGATGCTACATCAGTTCACTTACGCTCAGCAAGCTTCCGGTCGCCATGCGGCTGAAATACGAAGATTTTATTCGTGAAGGCAGCCTTGCGGTGATGGACGGAACGGTGCTCGAAATGCTTGATGTATATGACGACCTTGACCGCTTCATTGAACGATCCAGATACGACGTTCAGTGCATCGGTTTCGACCCATACAACGCCAGGGACTTCGTGACCCGTTGGGAGCAGGAGCATGGCCCTTATGGCATCGAGAAAGTGATCCAAGGCGCCAAGACGGAATCCGTGCCCCTTGGCGAGTTGAAGAAGATGGCCGGTGAGCGTGCTCTGCTGTTTGACGAGCAGTTGATGTCCTTCACCATGGGCAACGCCATCGTGATTGAGGACACGAACGGAAACCGCAAGCTGACAAAGCGCCGCTATGATCAAAAGATCGACAGCGTGTCCGCCATGATGGATGCGTACGTTTCCTATAAGCTGAACAGAGACCTGTTCCAATAGCGAGGTGAACAATTTATGAAGTACTACGTTGCCAGCATGTCTTATGGTCAAGACGAGCTTGCGCACTATGGCGTGCTCGGCATGAAGTGGGGCGTTCGACGGTATGAGAATCCGGACGGCACACTTACTGAGGCCGGGAAGCAGCGGTACGGAGAGCAGGGAAAGTATACTTATACGTCGGCTGCTACTAAGCGCATGTCCAGAAGAGCCGATAAGTATGAAAGCAAAGCCAGGAAAGCCGAAGCAAAAGGAGATGTTGATAAGGCTTCCCGTTTTAAGACCAAGTCCGAGTCAAATAGAGCCAAGGCTGAAAGAAGCCAGGAACTTGACAGCCGGATGGAGACTTATGCCCGGAGCGTTACAACTGGCGGTAATATTCTGTCGAGGTTGTTCTCGAATGTTGGGACCAAGCAATACACGATGCTGCTCGCGGCCACTAATGGCCAGAATCGCGATCAGTTTGGTAAAAAAAGCCTTGCTGAGTTAGCCACTCGGGTGACGGTAATGCTTGGCGGTGCAATCGGAACCGTTCCTGCTCAATGGCTGATTCGTCGCAGCTATGTGAATAATGGGGCAATTAACAGATACATGAATCGCGAGGCTGACGCGACTCAGCGCTTCGTTGACAAGTATAAAGGCTGATTGCAAGTAAATTTGTAAGGGTTGATGTGATGCCAAGATTTACAGACAGGCTGAAGCATGCCTGGAATGCTTTCAATGGAAGAGATCACCCGCCTAATACATATGGCACGGTCGGGTATGGGCTTCGCCCCGATCGAATCAAAATGCGGGTTGGAAACGAGCGCTCCATTGTCACCTCGGTGTACAACCGGATCGCTCTGGACGTGGCATCAATGGAGATTCACCATGTCCGCACAGACGAAGAAGGCTTTTACCTTGAAACCATCCGGTCCGGACTGAACGACTGTCTGAGTATTGAGGCCAACAAAGACCAGAGCGGTCGGGCCTTCATTCAGGATGTGGTGATGTCCATCTGTGACGAAGGCTGTGTAGCTGTCGTTCCGGTGGACACCAGCATTGATCCGAAAAAGTCGACTTCTTACGACATCCGTTCCATGCGGGTCGGCAAGATTCTGGAATGGCGCCCGGACCATGTTTATATTCGTCTGTACAACGACCAGACCGGCAGAAAAGAAGAGATCTGGATGCCGAAGAGCGCTGTGGCCATCGTTGAAAACCCGCTCTACGCCGTGATGAATGAGCCGAACTCGACCATGCAGCGACTGATCCACAAGCTGAACCTGCTGGACAGCGTTGACGAAGCGGCGAATTCGGACAAGATGAATCTGATCATCCAGCTTCCGTACACGGTGCGGACAGATATTCAGAAGCAGCGGGCGGAAGAGCGGCGGAAAGCGATCGAGATGCAGCTGGTCGGTTCCCGCTACGGCATCGCCTATGCGGACGCCACGGAGAAGATCACACAGTTGGGGCATCCGATCGAGAACAACCTGCTGGGCCAGATCGAGTACCTGACCAAGATGCTTTACAGTCAGCTTGGCATTACGGAGGAGATCTTCAGCGGTGCGGCGGACGAAAAGCAGATGCTGAACTATTACAGCCGGACCATCGAGCCGTTCATGGAGGCCATTGTCGGAGAATTTCGCCGGAAGTTCCTGACAAAGACGGCGAGGACGCAAGGCCAGGACATTATGTACTTCCGTGATCCGTTCAAGCTGGTGGGCCTGTCCGAATTGTCCACCTCGGCCGAGAGCCTGATCAAGATGCGCGTGATCACGGCCAACGAATTCCGCGGAAGTGCCCTTGGTATGAAGCCCTCGGATGACCCGAACGCAGATAGCCTGTCCAACCCGAACGTGGATGTGGCCAATCCGGGAGCGCCAGAGGATGACGAAGGCGTTCTTGAGGTCCCTCCGGAAGGACCGGAAGAAGAGCAGGCTCAGCCTACAATTGAAATGTGAGTAGACGGCTTACGAATCAAAATGGTGGCGAAAGACAAACGCAAAGCCGCTTTGAGGTTCAAGGGCCGTTTATGAATTCCCAGAGGAGAAGAGTATGAAACGCCAATACGATTTTAGCGGATGGGCGACTCGCTTTGATATTCCGTGCACTGACGGAAGAACGATCCGCGACGGCGCATTTAAGGAGTGCGATGGCGTCGAAGTGCCGCTGGTGTGGATGCATCAGCATAACTCGGCGGACAACGTGCTTGGTCATGCGCTGCTGGAGTACCGTCCAGGTCAAGGCGTGTATGCCTACGGCAGTTTTAACCAGACGGAGTCCGGTCAGAACGCGCGGGAGCTTGTCGGAAACCGTGACGTGACCAACCTGTCTATCTATGCGAATCAGCTGAAGCAGAGCGGCGGTAACGTGCTCCACGGCGTGATCCGTGAGGTCAGCCTGGTGCTGGCCGGTGCGAATCGCGGGGCCGTGATCGAGAACGTGCTGTCGCATGGCGAGATTTCCGACGAAGAAGCGATCATGTACAACTACGACGACGAGCTGTCTCTGGAGCACGGCGAGATCGAGGTCCAGGAACGTCAGAGCAAGGCTCCGGAACCCGTGATTGAACATGCGGATGCAGAAAAGCCTGCGGAAGAGGAGGAAGACGGAGTGGCCGATAAGGAAAAGACCGTCAAAGAAGTATTTGACGGCATGACGGAAGAGCAGAAGAACGTTGTTTACTACCTGGTCGGTATGGCTGCGAAAGGCAAGGGCAGCGCTGCCGACGACGAAGACGAAGAAGATGATGAGGAGACCGAAGACATGAAGCACAACGTGTTTGACAACGATACCCAGGAGACTACGCTGTCCCACGCGGATTACAATGAGATCTTCAAGGACGCGAAGCGCCTGGGCAGCCTGAAGGAAGCCGTGGAAGAGCATCGCCAGAATGGTGTGCTGGCCCATGCAGTTTACAACGACGACGGCACGAAGCAGACCTACGGCGTGGCGAACGTCGACTACCTGTTCCCGGATTACCGTACCCTGGACAACCAGCCGAATTTCATCGACCGGAATCAGGACTGGGTGAAGACGGTCATGAGCGGTGTTCGCCATTCTCCCTTCAGCAGGGTGAAGAGCGTGCACGCGAACATCACCATGGATGAGGCTCGGGCGAAGGGTTATGTGAAGGGCAACCGCAAGGCGGACGAAGTGTTCACCCTTCTGAAGCGTAGCACCGATCCTCAGACCGTTTACAAGCGCCAGAAGATGGACCGCGATGACATCATCGACATCACCGACTTCGACGTGGTGGCCTGGATCAAGGGCGAGATGCGCGGAAAGCTGGATGAGGAACTGGCTCGCGCCATGCTGGTTGGCGACGGCCGCAGCGCTGCCGACGACGACAAGATCGATCCTTCCCACATCCGTCCTATCTACGGCGATGACGAGCTGTATACCATTCCTGTGCATGTGACCGCCGGTTCCGATGACGCCGCCACTGTGAAGGCGATGATCCGCGCGTTCATCAAGGCCCGTAAGAAGTATCGTGGCAGCGGCAACCTGACTTTCTTCACCACGGAGGACTGGCTCAGCGAGGCCCTGCTTCTGGAGAACGACTTCGGTCAGGCGATTTATGCCGACGAGACCGCGCTGGCCCGTAAGCTGCGCGTCAACAAGATCGTCACTTCTCCCGCGCTGGAGAACCAGACCAGCGGCAGCGAAACTCTGGCGGCCATCGCTGTGGACCTGAAGGACTACAACGTTGGCGCGGACAAGGGCGGTTCCGTGGAGATGTTCGACGACTTCGACATCGACTTCAACCAGTACAAGTACCTGATCGAGACCCGCTGCTCCGGCGCTCTGGTGGCTCCTTTCTCCGCTATGGCGGTGGTTATCGGCGGCTCCGATCCTACTTACACGACCGTTACGCCCAGCGAGGGTGCCGTTCCCGCGACCGAAGGCTGGTACGAGAAGCAGGGCGAAATCTATCGTCCTTCCAAGGACAGCGCCGTGGTGACCGGCAAGACCTATTACGAGAAGGCCTGATGAAATCAAAATGGGAGTGATTTGATGGCGAAGTTCTACGGTGTTGTTGGTTACGCTGGAATCGTGGATAAGGGGCATGGCGTCTTTGAAGAGGAAATCGTCAGCGAGCGAGTGTATCGCGGCGATGTAACGAGGATCGTGCGCCGCTTTGAAAACGGCGAGTCTCTGAATGACAATCTGACGGTATCGAACGAAATCAGCATCGTTGCGGATGCTTACGCCTACGAGCACTTCTACAACATCAGGTATGTTCAATGGAGCGGGGCACGCTGGAAAGTCTCCAATGTGGAAGTCCAGCGGCCCCGCTTGATTCTCTCGATCGGGGGTGTCTACAATGGGCCGGCGGGAGGACCTACACAATAAACTGGTGGCCGCGTTCGGACGGTATGCAACGCATGCTGAAGAACGCGTATATTTTCAGCCGCCGCCTACGGTCCGGATGGAGTATCCCTGCATCGTGTACAGTCTGTCCAACTATGATACTCGGTATGCGGACAACCAGAACTACAATTCTACGGCGCTGTACATGGTAACCATCATTGACCGGAATCCTGACACGGATCTTCTGCACATGTTTGCGGGATTTCCACTGTGCAGCTTTGACCGGCATTACACGGCCGATAACCTGCATCACTACACGTTCAAGATCTATTATTAGGAGGAACAAGCATGTCTAAAATCGTTTGGGACAAGTCTGGCGAGCGTCTGTACGAGACTGGCGTAAACCACGGTGTTCTGTATCCGATGACCTCGTCCGGCACCTATGGCACTGGTGTTGCCTGGAACGGCCTGACTAGCGTGAGCGAGAGCCCCGACGGCGCCGAGGCGAACGATCTGTGGGCCGACAACATCAAGTATGCTACGCTGCGCTCCACCGAGACCTTCGGCTTCACCATCGAAGCCTACATGTATCCCGATGAGTTTGCGCTGTGCGACGGCACCGCGAGCCCCGTGGACGGCGTCTATCTGGGCCAGCAGAGCCGCAAGCCCTTCGGCTTCGTCTACCGGACCGAGGTTGGCAACGACACCTCCACCGAGGAAGACGACAGCTACAAGCTGCACATCGTCTACAATGCCACCGCGTCTCCTTCCGACAAGGACTATGAGACGATCAACGACAGCCCGGACGCCATCACCTTCAGCTGGGAGTGCGACACCACCCCCGTGAACGTGACCGGCTACAAGCCTGTGAGCACCATCGTGATCGACTCTTCCAAGTTTAAGGAAAGCGCGGCCGCGGAGAAGCTGGCGCTGCTGGAGAGCAAGCTGTTCGGCACCGACGGCCAGGGTTCCGGCACTGGTACGGATCCCATGCTGCCCGATCCCGATACCGTGATCGGCATCCTGAACGGCACCATCACCACCTGATATTTGTTCACAATTGCCCGAAACGTTTTCTTTCTGCGAAGGAGGATGCGTTTCGGGCGTTCCCTTATTTTTTTAACGTGACTTTTGAAAGGAGAAAGCGAAACAATGCTGAAGAAGACGATCACTTACAAGGACTATGACGGGAACACTCGAACTGAAGATTTCTATTTCAACCTGAGCCGTGCCGATGTGCTGGAGATGGAGCTCGGCGTCGACGGCGGCATGCGGAAGATGCTGGAGCGCATCATCCAGGAGAAGGACAATCGCCGGATCGTGGAGGCGGTGAAGGACTTCATTGCCCGGTCCTATGGTGTGAAGTCTCCGGACGGCAAGCGGTTTGTCAAGAACCGTGAGAACCTGGAGGACTTCATGGCGACGGAGGCTTATACGGAGCTGCTGATGGAGCTGCTTCAGGATGGCGACGGCGCGTCCGCGTTCATCAATGGCATCTTCCCGAAGGAGCTGCTGGACGAAGCCGAAAAGGAAAAGGGGAAGCAGCTGTCCGCGCTTCCTGCTGAATAAGGAGTGAGGGCGAGTGCTTCAGGTGAAGATTCCGGAGCAGGAACTGTTTGACGAATCGACCAATTCGTTCTTTTCGACGAAGGAGCTGACCCTTCAGCTGGAGCACTCGCTTGTCTCCGTATCAAAATGGGAGTCGAAGTGGCAGAAACCATTCCTGAATTCGCAGCTGACGTTGGATGAACAGGTGGACTATGTTCGCTGTATGACCATCACGCAGAATGTGGACCCGGCCATCTACCGATATTTGCCGGCAAAGGTGATGAGTGAAATCCGGACATACATGGAGTCACCTATGACGGCAACCTGGTTCAGCGATAAGCAAAAGACGAAGCCGGTGAGGCGCTTTGGCCGACAGGCAGTCACCTCCGAGCTGATTTACTACTGGATGATCGCGCTCAACATCCCGTTTGAGTGCCAGAAGTGGCATCTGAATCGGCTGTTGACACTGATCGAAGTGTGCAACAGGAAGAATCAGCCGAAGAAGAAGCTCGGAAAGAAAGAGGCCGCGGCAAGAAGGCGGAGCCTGAACGCTTCCCGCCGGGCCAGCCTCGGTAGCGAGGGATGACGGAATGTTTCAACTGAGGAGTAAAGGGAAGCTGAAGAAGACCAGGAAGTTCCTGAAGCGGTGCAAAAGCCTGGACTTTCAGGGTATTCTGGAGAAGTATGCCGAGCTTGGTGTGGAATCACTTCGGGCGGCGACACCGAAGGATTCCGGTGAAACCAGGGATTCCTGGGGTTACGAAATCGAGTACGGCACGGACTACGTCAGCATCCATTGGACAAACAGCAATGTGAACAAAACGGCCGTTGTGGCGTTGCTGCTGCAATACGGCCATGCGACAGGTACTGGCGGCTGGGTGGAAGGCATTGACTACATCAACCCCGCATTGAAGCCGGTGTTTGACGGAATCCTGAATGAACTGTGGAAGGAGGTAATCGGATGAGCTCAACGATTGATCAACGTATTGTCGAGATGAAGTTTGACAATAACGGCTTTGAGAAAAATGTGAGTTCAACGCTGGATGCGATTGACAGGCTAGACGAATCGATCAATATGCTTGCCGACACGCTGGATGCGAATGGCGGAGCGTTTAGCGACGTTCAAGACTCAATCGCCAGTGTCGGAGAAAGCGTCAAGAATCTGGAGAATCGGTTTGGCGCATTAGGAACCGTTGCTTACAAGTGGCTTGAAAAGATGGCCGAGAAGGCGTTCGACGCCAGTGCAGCGCTTGTAAAGTCCTTCACGACTGACCAGATCGGCGCTGGCATGACCAAGTACGAAAGAAAGATGACGGCTGTCCAGACCATCGCACTGGCGACGAAGAAGAGCTTCGACGAAGTGGAAGTTGTGATGGATCGCCTGACCGCTTACTCCGATCAGACCTCCTACAAGTTCGATGAAATGGCCAACTTCATCGGCCAATTCACCTCCGCCGGCATCACGGATCTGGACATGGCCGAGCAGGCCATTGAAGGTATCGCCAACGCATCGGCAAAGGCCGGTATCAACGCCGACACAGCTGGCCGGGCCATGAGCGCATTCGCGAAGGCGATGTCCTCCGGCAAGATGTCGCTTCAGCAGTGGACAACACTGGAGCTGATGAACTTTGCCACGGAAGATTTCAAAGAGCAGCTGATTCAGGCTGGTCTGGAATCCGGCACGCTGACCAAGGGGAAAGACGGAAAAGTATATACCAAGGGTTCAGGAAAGAAGAAAAAAGAAGTCACGACTGCCAGTCTGCGAGACACATTGAGCCAGGGTTGGCTGGATCAGCAGACCATGATGAAGGCTCTCGGAAGATATTATTACGATTTCGAGAACCCCGAACTGGACGAAGCCGGAAATGAGGTCAACCAGTTTGGCAAGCAGGCCTTCGAGGCAGGTCAGAAGGCGGCAAACCTGACGGATGCCCTTAACGCAATTCGGGACGCTTCCTCTACCGGCTGGATGCGCAGCTGGCAGTATATTTTCGGCGGCGTCGAGGAAGCGGAAGATCTGTTTACCGGTTTGGCGGACACGCTGATCGAGGACGTAAACGCCCTTGACGAATTCCGGAACAAGATTCTTTCCATTTGGGCTGATACGGATGCTGATGGCCTTAAGTGGTACGAAAACGGCACGAAGAAGTCCGGCCGTGAGTATGTAATATCTGCATTCCAGAATGCGTACACGGCTCTGGAGGAAGTTTCCGGTCCGCTGTGGGAAGCCTGGAAAGAGGTTTTCTACCCGATCAATCACACTTATGGTGATCGTACGGTATCCGACGATCAGATGGCCAAGTATTACGGCGACATGATGAACAACGCGTCCAAGGCGCTGGAAAAAGGCTCGGAAAAATTGCTGTATTGGCTGAATGGCGGTGATTACGGAGCGAAGCGGGTGCTGGATGGCCAGACCTTTTTCAGCGAGTTCATGGACGGTACAACGCTGTACCACGATGTCGCCGCGACCATCGCAACACCGATTGACGCAATCAAGAACGCTTTCAAGGGTTTCCTCGCTATGGGGAGGGAGATCGGCGGCATCGTAAAGAGCGCGATTCTGCCGATTTTTAGCGGGCTTGGTTATATTCTGCGCCCGGAGGGAAAACTGATTCAGGGCATCAACACGCTTGGACTTGACTTTCAGCAGTTGGCGCAATGGATCAAAGACAGCGGTATTGCCGAAGGCGTCTCATCGATTGTCGGGGCTATTTCCGAGTTTGCTGGTGGAATTATCGATGACGCGATTGGGCTGATCAGCCGGTTTATCCACACGTTGATGAGTTCCCCAATGGTTGCAGGCTTCCTGAAAACGCTCGGCAAGGCACTGAAAACGATCGGAAAAGATCTGAAGGGCGTTCTGAATGGTGTGAAGCGGTTTGTCAGTGCGTTCCTCCGCTTCTTTACCAAGCTGGCTGTTGTTCAGGACATATTCAATGTGCTGAAGGGCGCTTGGGATTCTGTCGTTGCCTGGGCGGCTCCGATCACGAACAAGGTTAAGAACTGGCTCAAGAACCTTTGGGACAAAATCAAGACCTTCTTTGGCAAGGATGATGCCGGTTTCGACAAGATGTTCGAGGGCCTCGGTACGAAGCTTGACAGCGCCTGGACAAATTTGAAGGATTGGTTTACGACAACATTCGGGCCGCTCGCCGAAAAGGTCAAAGAAGTCTGGAACACGATCAAACAGAAAGTCGAGCCGATTTGGGAAAAGATCAAGAGCTGGTTTGCACCTGTATTTAACTGGGCACGGACGCTGTTCGGTAATGATGGCGTGCATAACACAGATGCCGCTTATCTGAAGACCGGCGATCCATGGTTCATAAAGGCTATTAAAGACGTTGAGGGCTGGTTCAATCAGGCATATTCGTTCCTGACAAGCACTGCCAAAAAAGCTTGGGACAAGGTCGCCGGCTGGTTCAATAATATCCGAAATTGGGTTAGCGGTTTGTTCTCGAAGGACGAAGGCGCGGACAGCGAATTCGGCATGCATAGCCCTGGGCAAGCTGTCGGAAAAAAGACGCCCTGGTTTGTCGAGACCATTCAGAGCGTTAAGGACTGGTTTGATCAGGTGTATTCGTATCTGACTGATGCGGCCCAAAAAGCTTGGGACACCGTCAGCGGTTGGTTCACTCATATTTGGAGTGAGATCACGGGCCTTTTCACCAGAAGTGAAACCAGCAAGGATAAAGGCTCCGATAAGGGTGAACCCTGGTTTGTAACGTTCATTCAGGGCGTTAAGGGCTGGTTTGATCAGGTGTATTCGTACCTGACTGATGCGGCCCAAAAAGCTTGGGACGCCATTAGTGGCTGGTTTACTGATATTTGGGGCAAGATC